ACACCATTATCGACGTTGGGTGCGTTTGGTGCCGTGGGCCAGCATATCGACCATGTAGTTGCCGGACTCGTGGACCGTCTCGATGACCACGTCGAACTCCCACAGATTGGCCAAGTGACCGATCGTCTCCTTTGCCAAGCCTTCATGCAGCGGCCGACCTTGGTGCGGAGTGTGGGCCAGGTACATGGTACGCGAACCAAGCACATCGACTTCATCGACCTGGATGTCTGGCACCCAGTTGGCACGATTGTAGCTGTCGGCCAGTGCATTGCGAATGTCGATGTAGCCTTGGTCGTTGTGGATGGCCGAGATTTCGACGAAGCTGTCGTTCGAATCGTCACGAACGGCGAACATCTTGAAATCACGCATCACCTTCGGCGACAGGAACTGCTGGATGAACGAGTCGTCCTTGTAGTTCGCCATGGCATCGTGCACTGCATCGACCCAGTCCTTGCCGATCAAGGCAGGGAACCAGCGCCTGTCTTCTTCGGTCGGATTCTCGCAGATACGCTTGATGTCCATGAAGATCGCGAAGCCCAGGGCATATGGGTTCCAGCCGCTGAAGTAACGCGAATCGAACTCGGGCTGGAACACGACGCCGGTGTGGGACGTGATGAACTCGAGGAACGAGCCTTCGGTGATCAGACCTTCTTCACGCATCTTGTCCATGATGTAGTAGTGCGTGAAGGTAGCGAAGCCTTCGTTCAGGACCTTGGTCTGGGCCTGTGGGTAGAAGTACTGCGACAGCTTGCGGATGATGCGGATGATTTCACGCTTCCACGAAGGCAGGTCCGGTGCATACTTCTCGATGAAGTACAGGATGTTGTCTTCACGATCCTTCGGGAACTTCGGCGCTGCCGATGCTTCTTCCAGCTTCTTCGGCACGGTTTTGTCCCAGATCGGATCGTAGTCAATACGTTCCTGTTCCAGGCGATCCATTGCACGTTGCTCTTCATCTTTCGACGAGAGCTTGCCGCGACGAGTGTAGCGATCGACGCCATAGTCCATGAGGGCATGGCAGCTGTCGAGAACCGATTCGACTTCGTCGGCGCCGTACTTCTCTTCGCAAGCAGCGATGTATTTCTTGGCGAAGACGAGGTAGTCGATGATGGCGCCGGCATCGGTGAACTGCTTGAACATCATGTTGCCTTTGAACACTGCCGAGTGTCCAGCACTTGCGTGGGCCATGACCAGAGCTTGCATGGTCATGTTGTTTTCTTCCATGAGGTACGCGATGCACGGATCGGAGTTGATCACGATTTCGTACGCCAAGCCCATCTGGCCGGTCTTGTACGCTTCATGGTTACGCAGGAATTCCTTGCCGAACGACCAGTGCTTGTACATGACTGGCAGGCCGGTGGAGGCATAGCAGTCCAGCATCTGTTCGGACGAGATCACCTCGAACTGAGGCTTGTAGTAATCGAGACGCAGGTCGTTCTTGGCGATGCGGTCGATTTCGATCCAGGTTTTTTCGAGCAGCGGGAAGGACCAGTCCTGACCAGCTTCGAACAGAGGCTTCTTTTTCTTTGCCATGATGATTTCCTTAAACTTTCTTTTCGAACAGTTCTTTGAACACAGGGTAGATGTCGGCGTCTTGCGTGACTTCGTTCATGTGGAAGTGACCGACTGCATCCTCCACCTGTTTGTAGGTAGCCCAGATGTCACTCTGGTAGCCCGAGGTTTGTCCAACCTGAATGTAGGCATAGTACTGGCTGGCCGGGAGAATACCGTTCACCAGGAGGTCATGGCACACTTGGTTGTCTTCGTACCAGTTGTCGCCGTCCGAGCATTGGCAGACGTAGATGTTGGTCGAGCCATCACCGTAGTCTTGCGCGATGATGTTGTTCAGCAGGTCCAGTGCCGACGACACCATGGTACCGCCACTTTCACGAGTGTTGAAGAACTCGTCTTCGTCGACTTCCTTCGCAGCAGTGGTATGCGAGATGAAGCGGACGGTAACCTTCTCGTACTTACGAGCCAGGAACATGTACAGCAGGGCGAAGAACTTGCGGGACAGGGTCTTCTCGTGTTCGCCCATCGAGCCGGAGTTGTCCATCACGCAGAACATGACAGCACTCGTGATCGGATGCTCTTCGGCGACGATCGAGTGGTAGCGCAGGTCGACTGGGTCGAGGAACGGCACGTTTGCGATCTTGCGCTTGTAGCCTTCGATCTTCTTTTCCAGCTCGGCGATCTTCATGTTGTGCGGCATGGTAATGCTCAGCACTTGTGGAAGGATCATTGCCTTCAGTTCTGCCAGCTCGGCTTCTGCTTCCTTCAGCTTGCGCTTGTAAGGAGCACGACTGGTGATACGACGACCTTGCGATTGGCGCAGGGTTTTCGAACGATCCAGCTTGGCCGGCGAACCGGTGGTCGAGTAGCCAGCGTTGTGGTACTTGACTTCGACCAGTTGCTTCAGGCTTTCCTTCGTCAGGTCGGGAAGTTCCAGGTCTTCGAAGAAGAAATCGAGGAACTCTTCGCGCGAGATTTGGATCGTGAATTCGTCTTCACCTTCGCCGCTGTTCGACGCTTTGCCGCGGCCTTGACCTTGACCACCGTTTGGCTTGCGGAAGCGATCGCCAGTGTTGAATTCCTTGTTGCCCGGACGAACCGTTTCACGAACACCGCCGTTGCCATGACGGAACGAGGGTTCACCGATGTTCTTCTGCGGGATGTGGACGATGCCACCATCACCTGCAATGTCCTGGATTTTGCGCGAGTTGATGATGTCTGGCAAGGCTTTCTTTACTGCCTCGCGGACACGCTTGAGAAATTTCTGACGGTTGTCGAGAGATTTACCCTTGCCATTGATGCGTCGATCGACGATCGTGAAGCTCATATTATTTTCCTGATTGAGGGTCGTTGATGACCGGCGATGCTGCCTGAACCTGGAGCTTGCATGCAAGCAGAGCATGCGGAACTTCAGTACCACCTTTCAAGACTACCATCTCTTCACACGATTTCGCTTGAGCCAGAGCCGCATTCGACTTGACGCTCGAATCATAGATGAGATATGCAATGCCGAGGATAACCGACACGATGAAGGTACCGACCAGAAGTACGGTCACGACCGAGCTCGTGTTATTGTCCATTTCGATTTTCATGAATTGCCTATTATTTTTGTATGGTGTACTGCGTACTGCTTATGAAACCAGGATTTCTCGTTTCAGGTAATCAAGGATCATCCAATCCTGGAAGTAAACCTCTTTGCCATTTAACTGGCGGAGGAGATGTTCTTCATGTTCTTTGTCTTCGCTGAACGCGATGATGAATTCACGAAGCTCCTCACGATTCTCGTCCGTCACTTGGATCGGGTAATCGTTGCATCCATTATTGCTTAATTCATCGGATGCCTGCTCTAGAAGTTTTACGAAGATGTCCTTTTCTAGATCGCTAAAACTTAAGTTCATTATTTTCCGGATCGTTAGCCCATTTGAAGATTTTGTATGCTCCGTGGAGGATACTGAACACGATGATAAAAACAAGACCTACCACACCGACGATCAGCCTCAACAGAAGGGGACCAAACACGATCAGTGCGATGATCCCTAGAAAAAACCAGACTACAGTCATATCGTCCTTTCCGAATGCCACCGACTCGTGAAAATCGGTGGCGACCTTTAGTGATTACTTGTTCTTACGAACACGCATCCACCATTCGACGACCAGGCGGGTCTGGCGCGGGGTGTAGCCCAGCTCGGACATGCGCTTGACGAAGGAGTCGTGTGCTTCTTGATCCTTCTTCGAGCCTTTCGACGAGAAGCTGATCACTGGCAGGATTTCTTCGGTCGATGCGAACATCTTCTTCTCGATCACCTGGCGCATCTTCTCGAACGAGTCCCACTTCGGCGAGTGGCCTTTGTTCGCTGCCTTATGGCGCAGAACGAAGTTCACCAGCTCGTTACGGAAGTCTTTCGGGTTGACGATGCCGGCCGGCTTTTCGATCTTCTCGAGTTCGGCGTTCAGGGTCGAACGGTCGAACATCTCGTTGGTGTCCGGATCGCGGAAGTCTTCGTCACGAATCCAGAAGTCGGCGTACTGGAAGTAGCGATCGAAGATGGTCTGGCCGTAGTCGGCGTACGAGTCCATAAACGCGATGCGAATCTGGTTCTCGACGAACTCGACGTAGCGATCGCCCAGGTAGTGCTTGATCAGGTTGACCAGGAATTCTTCACGGTCGGCCGGATACTGTTCCTTGATGATTTCCTGCTCGAGGACGTACATCAGGTGGATCGGGTTCGCTGCCAGTTCTTCCGAGTCGAAGTTGAACACCTTCGACAGGATTTTGAAGGCGAAGCGGGTCGAGACGCCGTTCATGCCTTCGTTGACACCGGCCAGGTCCTTGTATTCCTGCAGCGGCTTGGCGCGCGGGTCGGTGTTCTTGATGTTCTCGCCGTTGTAGACGCACATCTTCGAGAACAGGTTCGAGTTCTGCGGTTCGACCAGGCGGGACATGACGGCGAACTTGGCCAGCATTTCCAGGGTTTCAGGAGCGCATGGCGCCTTCGACAGCGACGAACCGGACAGCATCTTCTTGTAGATCGACACTTCGTCGTCGACACGCAGGCAGTACGGCACCTTGACGATGTAGACACGATCCAGGAAGGCTTCGTTGTTCTTGTTGTTGCGGAAGGTTTTCCACTCCGACTCGTTCGAGTGAGCCAGGACGATGCCGTCGAACGGGATCGACGAGACGCTGTCGGTGCCGTTGAAGTTCTTTTCCTGGGTCGCGGTCAGCAGCGGGTGCAGCATCTTGATCGGCGCCTTGAACATCTCGACGAAGTCCAGGATACCTTGGTTGGCACGGCACAGGCCGCCGCTGTAGCTGTAAGCGTAGGGGTGATCGGCTGGGTAGTCTTCGAGCTTGCGGATGTCGACTTTGCCGACGAGGGTCGAGATGTCCTGGTTGTTCTCGTCGCCCGGTTCGACCTTGTCGATTGCCAGGTGTTTCAGGATCGACGGGTACTGCTTGACGACGGTCAGCTTCGACAGGTCGCCGCCGACTTCGGCCAGGCGTTCGATCAGCCATGGCGAGGCGTTGACACGCAGTGCCGACTTCGGGATGCCGAATTCTTCTTCCAGCATCTTGGCGTACTGGGCCTTGTCGAAGGCCGTCAGCGGGTGATCATGGATCGGCGAGCCTTCGATCGAGTAGATCGGTTCAGCTTGCATCAGTTCTTTCAGCTTTTCAGCCAGGGACGATTTGCCGCCGCCGACTGGGCCGAGCAGGTACAGGATTTGTTTCGATTCTTCCAGGCCCTGGGCGCTGTGACGGAAGTACGAAACGATCGATTCGACGGCGTCTTCCATACCGAAGAATTCGCGGAATGCCGGGTAGACCTTGATGACACGGTTCGAGAAGATGCGGCCGAGGCGGGCATCGGTCTTGGTGTCGATCACTTCTGGCTCGCCGATCGCTTTCAGCATGCGCTGGGCTGGCGAGGCGTACACCGAAGGATCGGCCTTGCAACGCTCGAGGAAGTCAGCCATCGACATTTTCTCGCAGGTGTTGCGTTGTGCGTAATCGCTTGCGAATTGGGCAAGCATACCGGTCGTTGCGTTAGACATTGAAGCTCCTATTATATTTGGATATGTCTGGTTTGAGGAAGGTCTCACTTATGCTTCTGGCTTAACACCATCAGCATAGGATGTATTATTACAACAAAGGCGTTTAAAGTGTAGAGTTTCCCACTTGAAACGCCTTGATGTTTCATTTTCGTCAGTTCCGTAGAACCGATAACAAAAATGTATTAGTCGCCGAGGTTGATCACAGCGATGATACTTGCCGTTGGCGAATTGTCGTGACCGACAATAGTGACATCGAAGTTCTCGTCGAGGCGAGCAACGGTGTACGTGCCATTCACGTATCCGCCTTCACAGTTCACGAGCTCGATTTCATCATGTACCGAGATCGAATCTGGAACTTGCTGTTTGAGGAAGCGAAGCTCCATTATGCACCTGCCAGGGTTGGTTCGCCAGGAACGGCCAGGATCGTCGCAGTGATCTTGCTCTCGTCGACGATGGTGCACATCAGCTCGCCGTTCACTTGTGCCCCTGGCTCCATCTGAAGGGCTTGATAGATCACCTTGCCATTGACACGGCCGGTGCTAGTAATATAGACGCTGCCTGCCTGGATGTCGCCGTTGACAGTTCCAGCCACGATCACATTGTCACAGGCCAGGTCACTGTGGACGACACCGGTCTTGTCGACCGTTACCGAGGTCGAGGCCTTGTCGCCATTGAGCACACGTTCCATCTTGCCATGGACCTCGCCGCAGACCTTGATCGAGCCCTTGAATTTCATCGCGCCATGAACCGAAGTTCCTTCCGAGATGATCGAGTCGACGCCAGCGATGTTGGTCTTGACCTTTGGTTTCTTCTTACCGATGCCAAACATATTATTCTCCTGTGAAAAGTTGACAAATAAATATGAGTGAATCATAACATGCGATTTATCGTTTGTACAACCGTCGTATGTTAGAATTCAGCTCTAGCAGCACCCATAACAAAAATAATAAGGAAGTTAAAGTGAATCGCCCATTCTCCAAAATATTGGTCCTCGACCAGGGCGGGACTCCTAAGTCATGGATTGACCGTCAAAAGGCAATTGAATATGCAGCAACCAACTCGGTTGCTTGGATTCCGCCGACCGCAGAATTGAACACCGTTTTCGGTGGTACCAACTCTCTCACAGGCCTACCATCACAAGTTGAGATTGCGTCAATCATCGCAATCAAAGGTCCTATGGCGGCACAGCTAAATGGTTACAAGACTCCAAAGGTCTCTAACAAAGCTTTGTTCGCGCGCGACCATCACCGTTGTGCGTACTGTGGAAACTACTTTGACACCGAAGCCTTGACTAAGGATCACATCAATCCGAAGGCAAAGGGTGGCAAGAATACGTGGATGAACTTGATCACTTCGTGCAAGCCATGTAATGCTAGAAAAGCAGACCGTACACCTGAAAGAGCTGGTATGCAGTTGAGATACAAGCCTTACAATCCAACGCCGATCGAATACCTCTGGCTTCGGAACCGTTCCATGACTGATGAACAAATCAAGTACTTGGAAGACTTCGATACCAAAGGACGTCGGAAGGACAAGCAATAAAAAAGGGAGCCAATGGCTCCCTTTTTCTTTTGTCGGATCAGTTTAGTCCAACGCTGCGACTCGTGCATCGAACACCGCTTCAGCGATCTTCGATTTGTCGGTACACGCTTGTGCGATACCGCCAGCTGGTACTGCTCGCACCCGATGCATGTCGCGAGTTGCTTTCAGGATTTGCACCGGAATGTGCGTGTTCTTGTGATCGATGTACACACCCGCTGCGGTCAACACGCGATCGAAGCGTTCTGGGCGCCGGAGCGCATCGCAACGCTGGAACAACTGGACCTTCTCGACACTAGTCAGGCTTTCGTAATTCATGAACGAATGCAGGTTGTTGTTCACCAGCATCGCGACTTCCTGACAATCACCTGGAATCGTCCACTTCTTGAAATCGTCCTTCAGCTTGAAGCCACTGGCGATGGTGGAGAAGCGAACCTCCAGGCCCATGTCGAACTGTGCCGCGGTACGCAGCAAGTCCATCGACTTCGGATAGCCGACGAAGAACTCCTTGAAGATGCGATCCGCATGCACCGCAGCCAAGGTCATGAGCATGCGAGTCGGTCCACGCTCCATCAGGCCTTTCTCGAACTCAGCCCATACTCGCTCTGGAGTGACATGATCGAGTTCACCGGCCGCAATCATCTCGGTCATCATGAGAAGCGTGGTGGCATCGATGCTGAAGTCGATGTAGCGAGCGGCGAAGCGAGCGAGACGCAGGATGCGTACAGGGTCTTCGCGGAAGGCGTCCGAAGTGTGTTTCAACACCTTGTTCTTCAAGTCCTCCTGACCGCCATAGGGATCGACCACGGTGCCGTCGATGAGCATAGCCATGGCGTTGATCGTCAAGTCACGACGAGCCAAGTCTTGTTCCAGCGTCACGTCTGGCGAGAACATGACTTCGAAGCCGTGATAGCCAGGACCCGTCTTCTTTTCTTGACGAGCCAGTGCATATTCTTCGCCGGTCTCCGGATGCAGGAACACCGGGAATTCAGCGCCGACCTGGTTGAAGCCGAGGCTCAGCATTTCTTCGATCGTCGAACCGACCACAACGTAGTCGATGTCTTTAGGCTCGATCCCGAGCAGTTTGTCACGGACAGCTCCGCCGACCATGTAAACTTGCAACTTACCCAAATCAATCATTCTTTACAATCCTCCCAGTGGTTCACCGCCGAGCTGCACGAGCATTTTCGACAGCTCAGTACGGGCATTGGCGTAAGGTTCAAGCACATCCAGCAGTTCACGGATTTTCGGGTCCGGATTATCCGCCAGCTTCTCTTTCAAGCGTACGAAATTTTCAGCATTCATGTTTTCGATGAACGCGATGCCTTGCTGAAGGCGCAGCAACATTTCGATTGTCATCACATCTGCCATCTTCGTACTCCTTATTCTATTACACGTGGCGCAGAACGGAGAGCACGCATCACCGCTCTTTCCAGTGCTTCCATTCCAGCAAAGTCGTGACGGAAACGCATATTCTCGTAAGTCTTCCGGATCGGCAACATCGCCTTTTCGATGTCATTGATACGACCCTGGTCCTTCTCGAGCTTGTCGTTCCGGATCATGATCTCGGTGTCGTCATGCAGCGCCGACCATGTCATGCGATCAGCTTGATTATCCCACATGCGTTTCCAGCGAGCTTCAGCCAGGCCACGGGACATGCCATTCGGCTTGAACTTGGCGCCAGTGTAAACACCGCCGACGTTTCGGTCGAGTTTACGGTTGTACTTGTACATCGCTTCTTCGGTGTTGAGCGTACCATCCTCATCGATGAGACGGATCACTGCAAACACTTCCATCTTGCTGTTCACACGCTTGCCGATGTACACGAAGTCCTTGGCGATGAACTCAGCATCGTCGGCTGCCGCTGCGGTTTGATTTTTAGCCATCGTCATCTCCTTAAACGTGATCTTCTTTGCCGTAAATCTTGAACATCTCGAGAGTGCGGTTCAACTGCAAGAGGGCAGTTTCCTTGGTGTATGTCGTCGTGAACGGCGCGGTCATGATCATGTCTTGAACCGCAGCATCCTTCAAGCGGACGACTTCCGCCGAGTGCATGTCCCAGTTCTTGCGATTGGTCTCGTAGTCGGTGGCTTGTTTCAGCGCTTCCGCATGGAGAATCTGGGTCAGCAGGTTCAGGAGGTTGGTATTGATCTTCATGTTCTTCCCTTACATGTAGGACATCACAATTGCTGGGCCGTGTTCTTCCGGAACCAGGCTCTTGGCGCACGCTGCGGCATCTTCGTACTTCGAGAAGCCGACCACCTCTTTGGTGATGATCTTGCCGCTGTACAGACCGAGCAGCTTAAAAACCCAGGGAGTGTTCATCGTCAGCATCTTATTTGACATCCAGGAAAGTGGTGCCGTCTGGAGTCTTGCCGAGGAAGAACTCGGTCTTATCAGACTTGTCGTTGTGCATCGACACCAGGTCCATCGCATACATCTTGTCGACCGCGACATACATGACGAACTCGCCGCTTGGCTTACGCATCGCCATGACCAGTTCCTGTTTACCGAGAGCTTTGATTTGTTCAATCAGGGCTGCAAATTTCATCATGGTGTCGTTTCACTTAATGTTTGTCGATAGAAGCGTTATACACAGAAACTTTAAGCGTGTACACTTTCTTTCAAGATTTTTGCACCGCGATGGATGAAGTGGCGAACGCTGGTTCCTTCGGAGTACCAGCCATTGCACCACAGTTCGATCGAGCTGTTACGGGTCAGGCGGAAGTCGTGGCCACGGAAACGACCTTCATACTGAGGAGCCAGGCGCAGGGCCTTGATGATCGCTTCAGCAAAGTCGCTGTTTGCCTCGATGATCAGGACACCATTCTCGCCGCCATCACTGAGGTCTTCAGCACCAGCAATTTTCAGAGCTTGATCAACGATTGCATTCATGATTTGTTTCCGTGTTTGTTTAACTTGAATAGCATTCTATCAAGCATTCTTAAAGTTGTAAACCATACAAGCAAAAAAAATCGCTATGCTTTTACACATAGCGATTAAACGGAAGAGATGCACACCGGTAAGTGACATCGTTCCCTGCGAAATTGGTGTTACAACAGCTTGAAACCACCAAGGATGGACCACGATGCGATCAGTTCGTTTTCTTTGGTGATCGTGCAGTCGAAGCCTGCCTTAACGGCAGCATCCTTTGCTTGTTGGATATTATCAAACGTCCCATCCAAGTAGTACTGGAAATTAGTCAAATGCACGCGGTACTCGGCTTTCGAGAATTTCTCGAGCCTGCACTTCTGCTCCTTGGCCAGAGCTTCAGCGCGATTGTAGCATGCATCGTACAGCTTGGCTGGCAAGTCGACATCAACAGTCGAGAAGCCGATGTGATCTTCACGGCCATCGGAGAACGTGTACTTGATCTCGACTACGGCACTGGTCGGCGAGGACGGTGCGAAGGTGGCGATGGCAGTGTTCATGATTTCTCCGGTTGACTTAACGTAAAGCCATTATACACAAACTTAAAGAATGTGTACAACTTTTTAGCGCCAAGATTCCTTTGGGCGTGCAGTCAAGCAAACTGGCGGAGTCGATGGGTGGTGCGGAGATTGGTAGCCTTTGAACCACCATGTCCGTTCCAATCCACCTGGATAGGGACAATCGGATGGCTGTTTATTCTGAACCTTGGCTTGAGAACCTTCTTCAAGACATTTCAAACGGGTAGCGGCATTGGCATCAGCCATGAAACACTCCTATTAGATTTGGTGTAAGGCGATTATACTTTGGTCTGCTCGATTGCACTCTTTAATTGTGCAACAAGTTCCAATTCATCTTCATCGGTCATCCCAATGTTTCCTTCCGTAATATACACGTTCGGGTGGTTATCAGGGAATAAACCTTTCGAATCATCGATCGCAATCCATGCACCGATGTAGCCATTGTCTTCCATGAACTTCTGGCATTCTTTGAACCGTTCATGCTTCACATACGGTGGCCACTTCTCCTGCACTTCCGGAGTCACGCCAACGAAGCGATGTCGGACATCTTCGGCGAAGTAGCCGACCATGGTTTCCATCGTTTGGTTGAACCGCCAGCTAGTGGAGATGACAACGCAGATTTCTGGATGGTCGCGAAGAATGCGCTCAATTCGGTACGTGTACTGAAGCAAGCCAGTGTGTCCGTTTTTGAAGCCATGAAGCACGCCATCAAAGTCCAGGAACAGGATGCACTTGTACTGCTTGAGTACATCCTGAAGTCCAGTGAGAAGTGCTTTGACACGGATCGCTGGTTCGCCAGCAACCTTGATGCGAGGCTTATTGGAGGTCATCGTCGTCATAGATTTTCATGCCATTGACCATCGTGTACTCACCACCATAGCTGATAGTCAGTGTGCCGTCCGGGTTGTGGATGCCGAGGTCGACGAGCATCGCAAGAACGTTCTTTGGGTCCTTCATCTTCTTGTCGTAGAAGGTGTCGCCACCCATTTCTAAGGACAGGCGATTCTGATGAAGCAGTTCGTACTTCGTCTCACTGCATTCCTTGTACTTGACCACAGCTCGAGTCTCGCCAGTATCATCGAGAAAGGCGTATTGCACGATCCCGACTGTGTCTGGCTTGTCATAGATGCGATTCGGACGGAGGACGAAGTAAACTACGTCGCCGGCTTTTACATTAGTCTCCACCACAGAACACCGCATAAAGATTGTTGTACTCGATGAACTCTTTGTCACCTTGTTTCTTGCGAGTCACCTTCACGTTGTACTCGTCGCCTTCATTGTTCTGGCGATGGTTGTTGCAGTGCTTGGACACGTATGCACGCTTTACCGTTTCGTCAGTGGTCAGGTTCATGAAGTCGGCGTACACATGCTTTGGAGGATCGATTTCGATCAGGCGGATGCGATGCACCTCTTCACCAAGAACAGTGACGGGTAATGGCTTATTGGCTTCACGCTCCTTTTCGGTTTCGTAGAAGAAGTTGCCTACTGCCCATGCAGTCATGAGGCCGAAGATGAGCGGTGCCGCTACTACGAAGAGCGCGTAGAAGATGCCAGCACCACCTTCGGTGCTTTCATCCAGGAACACTTCGTGAATGAAGGCTGGAATGCCCCACACTAGAAAGCCACCCAGAACGCCAGCAACGATTGTTGTTCCGGCAAAAAACAAGAAGCTAAGGACTGCAATTACAAAGTCTGCGATCATTCCATTCTCCCGAAAGTAATGTGAAAGTTATAGTTAGGGTTGAGGCCGAGACTCTGACGAATCTCTTCCAGCTTTTTGCTACGAACAGGAAGCGTCCAAAACTTCCAGTGTTGCTCCATGTCAACGGAGTATTCGAAGTCAATCACTTGCCCATGGAACTTCTTCCACATTGGATGCTGATTGTCGTTCTTGACTTTGCCATCCACAATCGTGATGTGGGGCAGGAATGCGGTGTTCTGGAGGATCAGGCCGTGGCGCTTGCGAACCCAGTACCGATACAACTCGGCAATACCTGGATCGACATTGGCCACGACCAAAGTACCAGGCCGAACCTTTCGGAGGCCTGGCCGGTACGGATCATAGAACACCTTAGCGGTGGATTTGACCCATGTCATGATTACTTCAAGAGCTTCAGCTCTCCCGTGATTGTGTCGATGTCTTCTGGATTGGCGGGACCAATCGCTGCGGTGGTGTACGTCTTCTGACCTTTGAACACCGTATGACCGTTGTCCTGGATCAGAGCACACGGAAGACCAAGACCCGATGCTTTGGCGTACAGCACAAGCAGTTCTTCTTCCGAATGAACTTCGAGAATGATCTTGGTGAACTCACCGTTCTTCCATTCCCACATGTCTGAAGTCATTGCGATCTTCAGTGAACCACCTGTTTGTGGCAGACCAAACTTCGCTTGTGCTGCTTGCATTGCGTTTTGCTCTTCGCGATCGAAGAAGACTTTCATCGAAGCATGAGCGACCTGTGAAGCAAGCTTGCCTGGTTTCATGCCGAGGTCGGTACGAACGAGGATAACTTGCTTTGGCTTCTTCGGAGGGTCGGTAGCGAGGAAACCCTTTAGTTCAAAATTTTCCATATTATTCTTCTGCATCCGGCGCATCAATGTCGCCGAAGATTACGTGGGTCATGACGATGAAACGATCATCGACGTATTTGAAACAGCCCTTGATCTTGCCGTTGACCATGTTGTGGACCTTCTTCGAGAACTCGGTCGGCGTCATGTACACCGAAGTACCATCGCGGCAAACGAAATGAACCTCGTTTAGGTTCTCTTGTTGGCCATATGTGATGATGTCCTTGAAGGCATCGGTACGCGGATTGCAGGTAGCTTCCCACTTCAACAGCTTGCGCTGAGCGATGGTTTGCATCTGGCCTTCAGTGAAGTTCGGATCGTGCTGCAGGATCATGTCGATGCCACAGATGATCATGTCGATTGCTTCACCGATGATGCCGTCTTTGCCTGGTTCCTTGTAATGGTCACCGGCATCGATCATGACTTCTTGCGACAGTTCACCGAGTTCTTCGGTTGCTTTGGCAAGTACTGCGTATTTGCTGCGGCCGTCTTTGATCTTGCGAGACGTTTCTTGTATTTGTTCGACTAGGGTCATGGGTTTGCTTCGCCGCAGATTTCGTCTGACAGCTCGTTCATCAAGTGGATATGCCGAAGCATCGTTCGCATCTCGTCCTCGAGAAGTTCTTCTTCAGTGAGGAACGGGCCGCCAATACCACGCTGGACTTTGCGAGTCTTGTAAACACCGCTACGGATGCGAGCATCGTAGTAGGTGACATAGGCTTGGCGCACAGCAAGCTGTGACTGCAACGCTGCAATTCGGCTCATATTATTCTAAGAAGTTGGAGAAGACAATTATGATGACGCAAATGATCGCAAGGATCAAGCCGCCGATGTAAATCAGAAGGTGCTTCATTTATTATTTTTGTGTGATGAGAAATTGTACTACTAGGAAATTAAATCGGGACGAAACCGTTCGCATTAATCCAGAGCGCCAACTTCACACAATCCGTAATAACACCATTCGGTGCTAACTGTTTCGGAACATCAACAACAAATCCACAAGATGGATTTATCTTTCCTTGCGCCTTCCGCATCGTTTGTGGAAGATCGACAACTACGTCGTACGGAATCATGCAATGGTCTAGGATTGCGAGAGTACCGACGTAGTTTGGATTGCTTGTCATGTCTTCCTTAACTTGGTAGACAGTTAAGCGCATAGTTACATGACCTTGACGCTGAACACGAAGTATGCTTCGTAGTTGTCGCCAATGCTTGGCTTGTCGTACACGACGTTCCAGCCAGCGGCACGATAGTGAGCTTCGAAGTTCAGCCAGCCACTTTTGAAGATTTCTTCTTGTGGGCAACCGGCGACCTTTTGGATTTCCGCGATCACTTCCTTTTGGGTGAAGCGAGCGCGACCATTGACGTGGTTGCGAGTAATCAAAGCGTTGACGGCTTCGATGACGAACGGAGGGGAGGCATGCACAATGCCTGAAGCCAACTCACGCGGAGTGATTGGCTTAACGTTTCCAGGTTTGATCATATTATTTTTGTTGTTGGATGTTACCAGTACTTCGTGATGAAGTGATGTGCGACGTAGATTACGACGCCGACGATTGCGAAGTTTGCAGCGAGGACGGACCACCAGAGGAGACGGAATTTGTTCATGATTTAGGATATTATTTTTTGTTGGCGCTATTCTTGCCGATATGATAGCCATCACACCGCAAGCACTTATAATTGCTAAACCAAACGCCATGCTTCTCGGACATTGATTTAGCCGCTTTCACTGCTGACGCCTTAGTATTGTATTTCACCTTCGGCTTGCCGTTAGCGTTTTGATGCGACCTTTCATGCAACAGTCCGAGAAGATGTCCCTTCCACAGATTGCGAAGCAGCCGTGTCAAAGGAAGCTGGTCCTTGAACACGAGCCAGAGATTTCGAAGTTTCATTGTTGTTGGTAGAAGATTCCGAATGTATCGTAATGCTCTACATTGACAGCCGCGGCCATGGCTTTGATTGTGTGACCGCTCATGATGAAGTCATCGATCAGCAAGACTTTGCCTTCGACATTCACCTTCTCGAATAGGTGTGGGACATAGTCCTTACGCTTGTTCGACTTGATCTTGTTGATCTGGAACGTAGGTCCCATCTCGTCCCAAGCGCGTTGCGCACTTTCAAGATCGAGCTTCCGCCATCCTTTGGCTTGACTTGCCAACAGGCAAATCTCTTCCTTAGGACACTTCCGCAACTCAATGGTTGGAAGATTGGATGTGATTTGACGCATGAATGGGTAGCGCGATTCCGGAAACACGACAACGTCGTAGTCCTTTGCGAATTGCTCCACCACAGTTTTGACATCGTTTATGAAGGCATCAGCATTGACCATATGATAGTCATGCTTGCCCTTCATTGCGAAGTAAAGTGGTAAACTACAAAACGAAGCGTCAAACAGAAAACTTGCATTCTCTGCTTGACGCACCGACAAATCTTGAGCAAGGTAAGACAAACTTACTTGATTCGTACTGCCTCCTATTTCTTCTTTTCAACGCGCCAACTGATGGTACAGAATCCACCCTTACGAGTGGTGTACAACCGGTCTTGATTTTCATCGACCGTCACCAGTTCCCATGGCTCTCCATTGTCACGATTGATGCCGTTGTTCCACCGAATCATATCAAGAATGTACGATGCAACAACGGCAACAATGACGGCGGCGATAACGATCCAAAAGATGATGCCACCCAAATCCATTATGCCGCCTCAGCTTCCTTCTCTGCTGGCACGTCGACATATCCACGGAACGTCAGGGAGATGCGAGGACCACAAATGTAGGACGCCTTTGGAATTCTATGGAGATGAGTGTCCTGCATCCCTGGCGCCATCAGGCAAAGGCTGCCGGACTCGAGCCACAGCTTCTCGATCGTTTCATTGAACGAGAACATGGTGGTGTGGTCCTCTTCGATCACGACGTTCTCGCCACGGTTACAATGGACAGGATCGTGGATGTCACCTTCCTTACCCATGCAGTCGGGGCAGTGCATGCCTGGCTGACGCTTGAAGTAAATCTCGCGCCGAGCACCGAGGCTCACGATGGCAATCGGACGATCATCATCCATCTCTGGCGAATTGTCCGCGTGGTAGCCGAGCTGATCTTTGCCATCGCGATAGCCATTCAAGAAGCAGACATCGAAGCGAACTCCGGTGTGCTGCTCGAGCTTGGTACGAATTTCAGCGATAGCCGGATGATCAGGTTGCGACTCGTACGTGCGATCATTCGGCACCTTGCCATAGGTGTACGGGACACCGTGATCATTCACGTAATACTCGAGACGCGGGCCAGCTACATCGAGCCAGTTCAGCTCATTCCACAGCCGATTGAACAGTTCTTCATGATTCTTGAAGAAGTCCGGCAAATATGTTACCGGCGATTTCATTACACCTCCTTTGGTTTGAATTGTTTTATCAGAACAATCATTTTACCAACGGCTACATGCAACGCCACCTTTTTGTTCGGATGAACACTGAATTTTTCGTTCGCTGTTTCAAATATGCGCTGGAAAGAATCGCTGGCGCCGACCGAGTCAGTGTACCACTCGACATTGATTTCAAGATCGTCGTTGTGGATTTCGTGGAGGACCATGCCCTCGTAGATGTAGCGAGGTACCAGGAACGCTGGCGGATGGATGCCTTCTTTTCCAGGAGGAACACCGAGCAGCCGCGTTTGGTTATGCCAGGCAGTCGACCATCCGCCAAAGTCAAGGTCACCTTCGATGATGACCTCGGTCCAGCCTAATGCCTCGGCAACTTGTTTTTCAAGCTCGAGGTAAGGGCGCATGTACGTCATTAATGACTTTCGTAGAAACGTGCATCGTTGACAAGCCAGTCTTCGATCCACGACGTATCGGGCAGGGCCAGCTTGACCATGGCGAAGCGGCCGATGTTGAATGGCGCACCTTCTTTGCAGACCATGATCAGGTCGCAACGACCGCCTTGGTCGGGGAAGCGCAGCGGCGTGGTGGTCGACATGATCTCGGACCAGGCATCTTCGGGTTTCGTGCCGGCAGGCAGGACACCTTGGGTGCACAGTTCTTCCGTGATCCAGTTGATGAAGCCTTGACGATTCTCTTCGGTCGTCAGGTCGCAGCCACGCATCACGATGCCGAGAACGTTCTGGATTTCATTGAACTTCTTGAAGAGGATTTCCATGTCATTCCTTTAAAGCGTTGGTTGATGAGACCATTATACCTAAGCTTTAAAGAAATGTACAATGAAATTTAATCGACCGAGAAGACGACGCCAGTGACGCCAAGGATGCCAGCAGTGAATGCTGAAGCCCAGGCCCACGAAACGTCGAAGCCGTTGGCGTTGATGAACGCAGTGAACCAGATGAAGAAGATCATGCCAGCAAACCACTTAGTGCCTGGATATTCTTCGTCGATTTCTGCGAGTTTGTTATTGCGAGGTGAGTTCGAACTTTTCATTTTCTACTTTGTTCCAGTGTGCCATCCATACTTTGCGAAGAGCTTCAACGAGCTCTGGCGGAGGTGGAGGATCGAATTTGAAGTTTGGATCGGGGATCGTGCCAGTGTTGCTGCAATGCCAGCAGTCAACTGGATCATCGATCATGCCGAAGTGTGGACGGCAGCTTCCATGGCATGATGTGCAAGTTACCTTTGGTGGATTGGGAGTATGCGAAGGACGGAGCTTCAACTCCCATTCGAACTTGTGGCCTTGGTATTCGTCCAGAAGAACGTAGCGGGTCATTTCAGGAATTTGAAGACCGGCCAGATGAGTGCCATAGCAGTCATCATGATACGAGCACGCCACGGAGTTTGTTCGGCGACCATCGAGAGGAACAGCATGACGCCTTGCTGTTGCTTGACAGTTTTGAAGCCGAAGTACAGCCAGATTGCTAGGAAAATTAGAGTCAGCATGATTACATGTAGATTTGGTAGTCGGTGGTCGGCTTCTCGAGACGAATGTACTGAATGTGTTCAACAGAGCATTCGTAGATATTGCCGAAGTGGTGCTTCACTGGTTTGATGCCGGTGTAGAGATAGTTACCGAAGGCGACTGGAGTATGGTACGGAACACCAACGTCGCAAGGACTATCTTCGAAATCGATCCAGCAAGTCGAATTGGCGTGTGGGTCTGGTGCTTTGTGAGCAAGCTCTACACGAGCCTTGATGATTGGAAGACGAAGCAGCCAACCAAAGAAGCCAGGACGGTACCCGCCGATTTCTTTTGCTGGCGGCCACGCTTGATGGCCTGGAGCACGATTGAGTTTCATGGTGGGAT